ATATCAGGTGCAGGTTTAAGATCTTCGATATCTACAAATTCTAAACTTTGGAAACTGCATCGTTTAACTTTTTGACCAATTTTCATTGAAGATCTCCCGTTTTCATCAGTAGTATACATATGAACTGGATACCAACAATCATTATTTAAATGTTTAGCAACACCCAAAGGAATGGAATAAACTTCACCATCAAGCATATCGTATCGCTCTAATTGATCTTCTTTATATGCTTTAAACATAAAGCTCATAGAACCGCCTGGAACTTCATGAAATCTAAATATTCCACGAACTTTCTCACGATCTTTATCACGTTGATAGGTTAAATTTACTTTTACTTTTGAAGAATCTTTTTTATTTTCTGCCATCGTTTTCCTTTCCTTATTAATGGGAAGGCGCGTGAAACGCCTTCCCAACAAATCTACTACAAATCAATTAATGTTTATACACTAAATGATTTACCAGCAACCCAGTATATAACGTCATTTGCTTGACCTGCAGGACCATTAGCCCCAGCACCAAGTAAAACTCCGATATAACCAGTATTGATAGTACTGTCATCAAGTATATCGACACCAGAAATGATTGCTTGAGCGGTGTTTTCACCGACAGGTACAACCTGAGCAGGAGTAAATGGATAGGTAGTTGCAGCTGGATAGCTTTGATTGCCAGCTCCAAATACACCCCATGCACCTAATCCTGATACATCAACATCTACAACAATGTTGTTGTCTACGCCACCATTATTAGGTTCGGTACCAGCACGTGCTTCATTAACAGCAACAATAGTGCACTCAACATTATTAAGTTGAGTATAAGCACCCCAAACTGAACCAGGCAGTTGTAAGCGTACTTTTTGACCAACTGTAAATTGATGTGTTACCGACATATAAACTTTAGCACGACCAGCAGTTGCTGATGACGAGATAAAGGTTATATAACGACGAACTGGATAGTAAGCAGGATTGAACGGTACTCGTCTCCAGAAACCAGTCGCTGACGCAACACTATTAACCAAATTAATATTACCAATAGTAAAGTTAGCTCCTGGAGTAGATGCAGTTACCGTGAAATCAAGTCCATTAATTTGAGGCTGCGCATTAAGTGAAGTAAATTTAACAACTTCACCTACTGCAAGATCACTAGCAGCGTCAGTTATTACAGGTGGGTTAGCATTAGTTACAGCTAGTGCACCACCAGCAGGACGACGAGCAGGAGTTGCATACTCAACTGAATTGATTAAAGTAAATCCACCAGCCGCTAACGCAGTCATATCGACCGCAGTAGCACCCGCATTAGATCTATATTCAATTCCTGTAGTATTCCCTGCAGCATTCACCATGCCACGTTGCCAGTAAAACTTATAGCCAGTAGCGGCAGCATTTGCAGCTATTTGGGTATAGTTATAAACCGTCATCCAATCAAGATCAGATCTCAATTGTAAGGTTACTGCAGCAGCAGGATTAGTTTGAACAAAACGACCTTGTTGAATAATTGTGTTATCCATTATGCATCCTTTCTTAAGCTAATGTGCAACGTAAGTTCATGATCCAGAGATCATTCGTAATACGAGGGACCTCTGCGAATTTATACCCAACAGATGCATTTAATGCTAATGGACCATCATATATTGGTGGTCGATAGATAAAGCTAGCTGAATATCCATCTTGTTCAATACATGCATAAGCTTCCATGCCACAACAGAAGATGTTATAAACATTTGCCGCTAAAGCTGAGGAAGTGATAGATTTCGATCCAATAGATGATACTAAGAATCGTAAATTACCAATTGCACCCCATTCAGAACGCAAAGCATCCATTGGAGATGGATATTGGTTCTTTTGAATGAAACCATTAACATTGTCCATATCTTTTGTTAAGTCAGTATGACATAACGCAAAATATGCATCGCGAACAGGAGCTGTTCCGAATTTATCATCGCCTTCAATGTTATCTAAGATTGTATAAGCATTATTACCTAATAATGCACGTACAACATCATCAACATCAGAGCGTGTTAATTCAGTAGGCGAGTCACCGTTTACGCCACCTGTACAATTAATAAAACTAGCAGTCGAAGCCAACATATCACGTGTTAACTGATCTTCTGTTTGTCTGCCTTCTGTTACTTTCGCCAATTAGCTACTGACCATGTTTTCATGGCGGGAGGTCTTGTTAATCCCTCCTCCTAACCTTTCGATTAGGGTCGGACTATCACATATAACGGCAATATTGCCGTTATCCAAACCGGTTAGTCTCTGCGGGTCTTGACTATCGTTCAGTTTGCCTATAAACTTATAATCATGAAGTATATAATACCTTATACAGCTGGATATATAGACGGAGATGGATGCTTTTATCTTGGCATAACTCTCCAAAAACCAAATTTTCTTAAAGTATATGAATACTCTATTCAATCGGTTTCTGTTAAAAAACCCGTCTTGGATATATTCTGCAAATTTTTTGGCGGATTTATTAGAAAAAAACCCGAAAAAATTAAACATAAATCTGCGTATTGTTGGACAATTAAAACTAAAAAATCCATTAAATGCGCTAGAAAAATATATCCATATTTGGTTGATAAAAAACTTCAATGCCAAATATATATTAACTTCTTTGATTATATTTATAGCAACAACTTTAGAACCGTTGATACTTTTGTTATAGAAAAAAGAAATAATCTTATTGATGAAATTAGAAAGGAAAAACATATGAATAATCTTGTTACTGAAGAGAAAATTGCTTCTCTCAAAGAAAGAGCTAAAACGATCACGATTAATGAACGTCTTGATTATCCTTATTTTGCTGGCCTTATGGATTCTGAAGGATGCTTTAGAATAAAACGCTGGAAGCCAATCAATAAGCCTAATGAGGTTTATACTATTTCTATAGAAGTTGGAAACACACGTTTTCCAATATTGGAATGGCTTATAGAAAGATTCGGCGGAAACGTTTGTTTTATTCCGGCTAAAACAAATAAAAAAGCATCGGCAATTTGGTCGATTTCTGCAGCAGCGCTTTATGATATTCTTCCAAAAATAAGACCTTATCTTATCACTAAACAAGAGGTTTGCGATAAACTTATTGAATTCCAAAAAACAATCCTTCCAAATGGCGGCGATCGCCATTCTGAACTTTTTCGCGCTTTGTTTGAAAAAAGACGCGAAATTCGTGAAAGAATTATATCTGAAGTTCATGAGTTTAATCTCAAAGGTTCTCATTAATCAAGTTCCCTCTGGTTGCCTTAGGCTTGTGCCGTTAGGTATTCCAAGGTATTTAGGTTCGGTTTTATATCCCCCAGTATGTTAAGGGATACGCCCAAACGAGCGGCAGCCTCATTGAGGACTGGGTCTTGTGATTGTAGCGTTACCTGCTCGTTCAAAATTAAATACGTTCCATAGAACGATACCTTTGCATCTATGTCGACTGCAGATAATGTTTGAGCAGGAGGCGTTATGCCTGTATTTCCCAATGGTACCATTGCGGTAGCCAAAGGATTATACCTACGCATACGAAGAGTTGTACCACCATTACGTGGCATAGTCTTCTTCATAGCAGGTATTTTATGAATCATATTTGGCACTGGCACAGAAAGTAATTTATAGGAAAAGCTCTGTTGAACCGGTGCTGGAAGAATCGATGTAGTCGTAATTGACATGATTTTCCTTAAGTTTAATTAAAAAATTACCCTTAAGAATGACGAGTTCTTTATACGTCGTGAGGTGGCGAGTCTCGTACGCCGAGTGAGGTGGCGAGTCTCAATACGCCGATAAGAAAAAGTGAAGTAAGCGACACTTCGATACGCTTAATTTAAGTATATTACATATCTAAAAAAGAATCGCAAATAAAAGCCGGCAGGTGGGAGGAAGGGTGCTACCGGCTCGTTCTATGAACTAAACTTCTTTTCAGAACGGTTTCTTAGCTATTCTTCATTGATTCGATCATTTCACGATGCAATTGCTTCTTTAATTCGTCAGTTAATCCATTCGCAAATGCGTTTGCCTTTGTTAATGGGGAATCACCTTGTTGTGGTGATATAGAAGTTAATGGACGAGGCTTTACAGCATTTTTAAGAGCTTTGTCGCGATCTTCATTATATTTATCTTCAACATAAATACCCATCTGCTTAACCATCTTATAGGCTAAAGCATGTTGCTTATACACATCTGGCGTAGCCAGAATAGCATCAGCAAGATCAGGGTCCATATCGCGTAAGCGCTTAAGATTTTCATAACTTGCAACCTTCTCAAAATCAGGAAAATCTCTCTTGAGCTTTAATTCACTCGTTGTAACTTTTGCAGATTTTTCAGATTGATCAAGTTTTTGTTCA